GTTGATGAAGAACAGCCGCTGGTCACGCGCGATCAGGCTGATCTCCAGTGTCTGGCGCCCGTCGGCCGAGATCACCCGCGTGAAAGTATCGACGAAGTAATCGCCAAGCAGTTCGCCCTCGCTCATCGTCTTGAGATCGCTCTCAAGCTCGCCGAACCAGAACCGCACCCGGCAATCGCGCAGATCGTCGTTGAACCAGTCGGTCAACGCGGCTTCCGGGTTTGGGATCAGCGCGAAGGACGATCCCTCTGCCTGCGCGGCCACGCTGGTGGTGATCGAATCAATTTCCGCGATCGTGCCGAACACCGGGTGGACCGAATTGAACCGCTCGACCCCGCTGCCAGTGTCGAAATCGACGAACCCGCCGTCGCACAGATTGACGTTTTCACCAGGCAGTTCGATCTGGAGCAGCGTCGCCAGCCAGACTGCGGGATCGAGCGCGGCCATCAGCGGCTTTCCTCGATTGCGAATTCGAAGCCTGCGACCAGCTCGGACACGTCGGTGTCCTCGCTCGGCAGCGCGGCAAGCTTGCCCTCGATGAAGGGCTTGCCGATCTCGACCACGTCGTTGTCACCGGGCTCGACCCGCAGCGCCGGCTCGATCGCCAGCTCCGCCTCACCGGCCGCGTCGGCGCGAAAGGCGCTGCGCAGCTTGAACCCGAACCGCTGATCGTCGGTCACAACCGAGACGAACTGCCCGATCCGCCCGGTGTAGCCGGGGGTCAGCCCGTCCACGATCAGCGTCTTGCCCGACTGATCGGCGCCGTTGACGCGCGGCACACCGGGCGAACCGGGGCGCAGGCCCAGCTGGCGCACCCACAGCCTCACCCCGCCCGCTTCGACGCCTTCATTGAGCTTGGCCTGCCACTCGCGCAGCAGCGCCACATCCATCGGCGGGACGGCCACCGTCAGCCGCCAGCGATTGCCGAGGCGATTGAGCCGCTGCGACGGGCCGCCCAGCCCGCCGGGCATCGTCGCGCCAAAATCGATCAGCTGCCATTTCGCCGCGCGCACCGTAGGCCGTTCGGGCAGGTCCACCAGCGCCATTATTCGAGCCTGTCGTCCTGCATTTGCTGGAGCTTCGCGAGCGTCGCCTGCTGCGTCAGCGCGCCAATCGCCGGCGCGCGTTCGTTGACCACCTGCCCCGCGATCCCACGCAGGTGCGCCGAGAGCCCGCCGTCTTTCTCAAGCCGCACCAGCAACTCGCCGCGCATTCCGCCGCCGCCGCCCTGGTGAATGTCCATCACCTCGCCGCGCGAGACCCGCGCGATCGGCGTGCCATTGAGCGAGAGCAGGTTGCGATCGACCCCGGCCAGCCCGCCAAACCGCAGGCTGCCGCCGTTGGCGAAGCCGGGCACCCGGAACCCTGACGCTCTTTGCGAGACAGCGCTGACCGCTCGGCTTGTCGCAGCACCGGCCCCGCCGCCGATCCCCAGCAGCCCGCCGAGCACCGAGAACAGCCCTCCCCCGCCGGCGCCCGCGCCCGGCCCGCCGAACACCAGATCGGCAAGGCGGTCCGCGAGCCGGTCGAGCACCTTGGCCAGCGCGTTGAAGCTCGCGTCCTCGAGCCAGCGCTTGAAGAAATCCTTGAGATTGCCGTCGAGCGCGGCCTGCAAGCCACCCCGGAACGCCTCGCGAAAATTGCCCTGGAGGTGCGCGCGCGAGCGGTCCGAGGCCTCGCGCAGCGCCTGTTCCTGCGCCTGGCCGGGGGTGAGTTCGTCCTCGCTCTGGAGTTCCCTGATCCGCTCCTCGATCCGCGCCTGCTCTTCCATCGCGGCGATCTGGCCGTCGCTGTCCCCGCGCAGCCGCGCCAGTTCGATCTGGCGCGCAAACTCGGCGTCGCGCAGCCTTCGCGCCGTCGCGGCGGCCCGCGCTTCCTCGAGGTCCAGCAGGTTTGCGGTGGCGATTTCTTCGGCCTTGGCCGCGTCTGCCCCCTTCTGCACCAGCTCGGCGATCATTTCTTCGAGTTCGAACTGCCGTTCGAGCGCGCGGACCGATTCCCAGTCGCCTTCGAGCTTGGCGATCTCGAGCAGGTTGCGTTCTGCAAGCGAGCCGATTTCCTTGACCAGAACCTCGCTGCGCGCAGCGTCGAGTTCGAGCATCTGTCGTTCGGCCATCACCCGCGCGTCGGCGTTCGACAGCCCGGCCTTTTCGTAGGCTTCGATCTTGCGCTTGAGGTCCGCCTGCCGCTCAAGCGCGCGGATGCGCTCCTGGTCACCCTTTTCGCGCGCGAGCGCCAGCTGGTGCTCGAAATCGAGCTCGGCGCGGCGCTCGGCCAGTTCCTCGGCGGTCGGACCTTTGCGCCCGCCGCCCCCGCGCGGTCGCCCGCCGCCCCGGCTGCGCGCCGGTCGCCCGCCTCCACCGCCGCCACCGGCCCGACGAGCAGGAGCAATTCGCCCTTCGGCGATCAGCGGGAAACCCGCCAACCCGCCGCCCATGAAGGTGCCAACATTGTCCATCGCCCGCGCCCGCGCTTCGAGCAGGCCGATGGCCGCGAGCCCGTCGTAGATCCAGTTGTAAAGGTTCTGGAAGCTCGGCCACATATTGTTGATCGCGTTCGCGACCGCCTGCTGCGCGTGGTTCCATGCGGTCTGCCACTCGCCCTGCAGCAGCAGCACAACGATGGTGACCACGTCCGACACCAGCTCGACGATCGTGGTGATCAGGTTGATCAGCAGTTCGATCGCCGCGACCACCGCTGTGCCCGCGATCTCGACCAGCGCGCCGACCAGCTGGCCGAGCAGATCCATGATCTGACCCAGGAATTGCCCGATCGGCGATGCGGCCAGCTTGGCAAATGCGTCGCTGACCCGCAGGATGAGCGACTCTACCGCGTCGAACAGCCGCTGGAACGCCGGTCCCAGCGCCTCCTGCGCCTTCTCCCACACCCGCCCCAAGGCACTCGAGATCGAGTCCCCGAAGAAGGTGAAAAGGGTGATCACAGCCGATACAACCGGGTTCAGCCGCGCGAAGGTCAACGCGAGCCGCCCGAGAAGCGGCAAAACCCTTGCGATCCCACCCGCCGAGGTCACGAACCCTCCGGCCAGCTTGCCGAGAAAAACCACGATGGTGCCAAGCGGGTTGATCAGCAGCGACAAGCCGAAAAACACAGGCCCGAGCCGCGCCAGAAACAGCGGCAAGATGATCACCGCCAAAGTCGTCAGCACCGAGAGCACCGGCCCGATTGCGAACAGGAACACCCCGAACCGGACCGCTGCGTCCTGCACCCATTTGGGCAGTTCCGTGAAGCTTTCGACCAGATCGGTCACCCGCTCGATCAACGGAGTGATGATCGGCAGCAGCCGCTCGCCGATTGCAACCTTGAGCTCCTCGAACGCCGCCTGAAGCCGTCGCACCTGATTGGCAAAGCTGCCGCTGGTCCGCTCGACATCGCCTTGCGCGGCGGCCGTGCCTTCGAGGATCAGCTGGTAGCGCGCGAGCACCTTGTCCTGCTCGGTCAGCTCTTTCTTGGTCGCCGCCAGACCCAGTTCGAACGCCTTGGCCTCGACCGTCGCTTCGCTGAGAAAAACCCCGAAATCTCGCAGCGGCTCGCTCTCGCCAGACAACCCGGACCGCAGCTTGTTAAGCGCGTCGCTTTCGCTGACGTTGTAGAAGCTCGACAGATCCTGTGTAAGCACCGCGAAGGTCTGCGACATTTTAGCCGCTTCCTCGCGCGTGCTCGCCGCCTGATTGAAGAACGAGCCGAAGCTGCCGGCCGCGCGCTGCATCGACTGGGTTGATCGGCCAAGCGCATCGCCGCTCGCCTGCGCCCACTCGTTCATCGCGCCGGCCATCGAGCCGAAGGTCTGATTGAACGCGCTCTGCAACTCCTCCGCGTCGCTCGCAGCGGAAATCGCAAACGCCCCGAACCCGCCCAGCGGCAGCGACAGCGCCAGCGTCATGTCGCGGCCGATTGTGCGGAACCGCTCGCCCAGCTGCTGGGCTTTGTCCATCAGCGACTTGAAGCCGTTCTCGATCGACGTGGTGCCGCGGTTGAAGTCCTCGAGGTCCCACGTCAGCGACGCGAACAGATCGGCAATGCTGCGATCAGTCATCGGCGGTCTTTCGCTTTCGTGGTTTGGGCGCCATGCCGTTCAGAAACGCCATCCAGGCGCGGGCATTGGCCCGCGCCTCTGAAGGCGAGCTTGGTTCGGACGCGCGCTTGGCCGCCGGTTCTTCACCCAGGATGTCCTCGAGCTTCGGCGCCTTATTCGGGTCGCAGTGGGTCAGCATCCCGGCGAGGTAAGCGGCGGTGATCAACACCTTGGCCTCGGCTGCAACCCGCGCCTGCGCGCCTTGCAGCGCCAGCACGGTGCCGCGCGGCGTCTGTTTCCAGAACGCCGCCGGATCGAACCCGGCCTGGCACCACAGCTTGAAGAAGTGGGACCAGGACCAGCCTACTTCGCCGCTTTTGCCGCCCTGCGCTGCCGCCGATTGCCCGCCTGCGCGTTTCCCACCGCAGCCGCACCGCCAGCAGGAGCCAGCGCGTCCTCGGGCAGCTCAATCGCCACCAGCGCGCGCTTGATCGCATCGCGCAGGCTCGAATCCTGCGCGACGACCATATTGACCACCTGCTTCTGGGTGATTTCCGGGTGATTATTGCGCAAACCTCCGTAGACCAGCGCCGCGAGGTGACGCATTTGCGGGTTCTGCCCGGCCTTGATCGCAAGGTGCAATTGCGGCAGCCAGTCGAGCATGGATTCGCGGAGCGCGCCTTCGGCCTCGATCAACGCCATGTTGTCGAAGGTCAGCCGGAACCGCTCGCCGCCGAATTCAAACTCGGCTTCGCCGAACCACTCGGCCGGATCGCTTGGCAGCCCCATTACGCGGTTGCTGCCTGCGTGATCGGGGTCGGTCGCCCGGTCAGCGTCGCCATTCGGGTGTTGCCCAGACCGCCGTCATCGGGGACGTAGGTCTTGAGGAAGATGTCGAAGGTGCAATCCTGCGTGGTGCCGTCCTCTTCGACAATCACCAGCTTGGCCGCGCGGATTTCCTTCGAAGCAAGGTGCTCAAGGATCAGCAGATCGGTCGCGCTGCCCGGCTCGTATTTGAGCCGCGCCGACAGATCGGGAACTTCAGCCATCGCTGGCTTGAACTGCTTGGTGCCGCCCGAATCCTGATCGGTGGTTTCGGCTTCCTCGACCGTCAGCGTCGGCCGGTTGCAGGTCTCCAGACCGACCAGCTTGGTCAGCACGTCGGAGGAATTGGTCAGATGCAGCTCAATGCCGCCGGTGCTCACTACGCCGTCGCCTACAGCCATTTCAGGGCTTCCTTTCTTCAGTAAGTTGCAGTGATGTTCAGATCGACGATCCGGCGGAAAATCCGCAGATCGCCCACGTCTTCGACGCCGCCCCCGCGCTCGAGCGCGAGGAACCCGCGCCCGAACCGGATTCCGTGAGTTACGGCCGCAGGCTCGAGCGCGGCGATGATCGCTTCCCCCAGCGCAACCGCGCCGTCGGCATTGCCGAGCGAGAAGGTCTCGAACCGGATGCGCCAGGTGCGCGCGCCCTTCGCCCCGTCCTGGTCGTAAAGCTTGATCCCGGCGATTGTGGTCAGGATCGCCGCCGGAAACGCGCTGGCCGCGTTCGACTTGCGCTCCTCAAAGTCAACCGCAGGAGCCCCGCCGAACTCACCCGCCGCCGCGATCACGCCCGCGTCGGCGCGCACCCGCGCGAGAACCTGCTGTTCCATCAGAGCGCTCCGGTGATATCCTCGCCGATCCGCAGCGCGAGCGTGTCGAAGATCAGGTCCTCGTGCATGAACACCGCCGGGGCGAGGAACGGGTTGGCGCGCATCGTCACCGTGCCGAACTCGATAAAGTGCGCGTAGAACACATTGGCGCGGCCCCCGGCGTTCAGCACGCCGACGATCACCTCGAATTTGGCGCTGCCCCCGCCGGGAGCGATCTCGACCCCGATGGAATCGTGCAGCGCCATCGTGTTCTTGGGCACAAGACGCCGCGCTTCCTCGGCCACCGGCTCCAGCGCGGTGGCTGCGTTCTCGGCAACCCGCTGATCGTTGACCGGCGCGACCGCGCGGTGCAGCCGCTTGATCGCGTCCTCGACCCCGTCGAGCCTGAAATTGAGCATTATTCCGCCGCAGCGCTCTTGCGCGTCCGGCGCGGTTTGGCCGCTGGCTTGACGGGCTCGACTGGAACGACTGCCACGGCCGCCTCGACCAGTTCGATCAGCCCTGCGGCCAGATCGCCCTGCGGGCGGGGGTGGCGATAGGTGTCGCCCTTCGCCTTCTCGAACTTGGCCCCGTAGCTGTTCGCGTGCGGGCGCAGCGCCCGGACCTCGACGTTGCGCAGCGGCGCGGCGGCGGGCTTCGGCTTGTTCACGTCTCTCTCCTCACCAGCGTGATGTCGCGCTCCCGGCGGCCCCAGGGCACGTTGCTGGTTACGTCCCAGGTCGCGCCGTCGAGCTCGCAGATCGCGTTCGCGTCGATCGCCAGCGTGCGGCTGTTGGCCGGAACCCGCGCGGTTGCGGTGGAAAGCGATTCCTCCGCCCCCGCCTCGCGCCGTTCGGCGCCCGTGCCGTAATTGACCTTGCCCCAGGGCGCGGCGATCAGCGTGGCCTTGGTCGGCGTCATGGAGCCGCGCGCCGACTGAACCGGCACCACCGCGTAAAACCTGAGCTTGCGGTCGCGCGCGCCGGCCGTGCTGATTTCAAGCAAGGCCGTCTCCGTGCGTCGCGGCGTTGAAGATGATCTGTTGCAGACCGAGGGGAATCGCCACCGTCGCCCCTTCGCTCACCGCGGCGCGGTGTTCGAACAGGTGCGCGACAAGGAGCAGCGCAGCGAGCCGGACCTGCTCGGGCACCGCCTCCGCGTCTTCGCCGTAGCCCGCCACCCAGGCCAGCTGCACCGCATCGGGCCGCGTCGCCGGCGTCGGCCAGCTCGCCCCGTCCTTGAGCTCGATCTGCGGACCAAGGGCGCGCTCGACCAGATGCCAGTCGGTAAAGCTCTGCTCGTTGCCCGCCTCGTCGAGCCACACCAGCTCGGTAACCGATTGCACCGGACCCGGCCCGAACGCGAAAGCGCGATCGTCAGGAAAATCGTCGAACTTCTGCCGCCACTCCTGCGTGATCAGCGCCCGGCCGAGCAGCCCCGAATAGCCATCGAGCAGCTGCGCTGCGGTCTTGATCAGCAGCGTGAGGATCGCGTCCTCGTCGATTGCTTCCTGTTCGAGGCGCAGAAACTCCTTCACCTCCGCCAGCGTCAGGATGTCAGCCGCCGGAGCCGTCACCCGCTCGGGCTTCTGCGCGCGCATCGATCAGCCCCGTCAGCTCTCGGCAATCACGCCGAACTCGCGCAGCGCTACGAGGATCGCGTTGATCGCGGTCGCATTGGCCGCGGCGGTTGCGCTGCCCGCGGTGGCGACATTGGGAATCGCGGCTGCCTGCGTGCCGCTGGCCGCGTCGTTGAGTTGCGCAGCGCTGGCGGTCACCGCCACACCATCGATCATCAGCGCCTGGTCGCCCTGGCGAAATCCTGCCGGCATTTCTGGTCTCCTTGGGAAAAGGTCTGAAGGCGCGGCCGATCAGCCGCGCCCCCCGGATCAGTCGCTGACGCGCGCGATCGCGGCGATCGTCGAGTGATCGACGACCGGCAGACGACGCGGGCAAAGCAGCGCGGTCACCGTGCCGAACGCGATGTTCGCCGTTGCCGAAGTCCGAACCGCCTGCAGATAGCGGAACGCAGGGCGCGCGACTTCGACCACCAGCAACTTGTCGTTGAGATCGTCGTTCGCTGCGCTGGTGACCGTCGCAACCGCCCCGGTGATCGCCGCCATCCCGGTGTTGCTGTCGTCGTCGTTGCCTTCGATCGTCAGCGTGGCAACGCCGGTCGCGGCGCTGTCGGTGAGCGCAACGAGGAAAACGACGCTTTCGTAACCGGCCATGTCGATCCGGTCGGAATTGTTGTCGGTGTTCGAGGCATTGGCGACCGGCGCGCCAACCTCGCGGATCTCGATGTTTTCAGTGATGGTGTGCATTCTCGCCTCCATTGGAGCGGGGGAATAGGAGAACCGGGCGACGCGCGCGCCGCCCGGCCTGTTCGGTGTGGGTCTGGATCAGCCTCAGGCTGCTGCGAACTTCATCGCCTTGATGGCTTCAAAGTTCACGACGCCGCCGCCGACGCGCCGGGTCGAGTAGAACTTGACGTAGGGCTTGTCGGTGAAGGGATCGCGCAGCACGCTGGTGCCCTGGCGGTCGACGATCTGATAACCTTCGGTGAAATTGCCGAAGTAGAGCGAGACCGAACCGCCAGCGAGCGCAGGAAGGTCCTCCGCGCGCGTGATCGGATAGCCCGCGAGCTGCTCGGGCTCACCCATCACCAGGCTCGGCTGCCACAGGTACTGGCCCTGCCCGTCCTTGAACTTGCGGATGAGCGTGATGACCTGCCGCTTGGTGACGAACCGCGCACCCTGCAGATAGGCCGCCTTGAGTGCGCCAATCAGATCGTGGATGCGATCGGCCGGGTTGGCCTCTGCGAATGCGCCTGCCCCGCCTGCGAGGATGTGGCCGATCGTACCCCAGCTAACGCCGGTGCCGTCATCGATGGCGGTGGCGTAGCTGGCAAACCCGCGCGGCTTGCGGATGCCGTTGCCGGTGACGAAGGCAGCGTTCTCGAGCCGCCCGAAGCGCTGCCCGACCTTTTCGCCGAGCCACGCCTCGATATTGACCGAAGCGTCATCGAGCAGCTTCTGCGTCGCCTTGGGCTGCGCGTACATTTCGTGCACCGGGATTTCCCACGCGCCCAGCTGCGGCGTGTCGGTGTCGGTGCGGCTCTCGGTTTCCCCGACCCAGCCAGCCCCGGCCTCGTAGAGGTCCTCGTCACCTTCGAGCTTGTCGGTCGAGATCACCTGAACGCTGGCGATCTGGCGAATGTCGCTGGTCTCGAAGATCTTCTTGACCATCCGCCCGGTGGTGTCCGGGGTCACCAGATAGCCGCCGTCGGCGTCCGAACCGACCGACATCGCCTTTTGCTCTTCGGCGGTCAGTTCTTCCTTGCCGTAACGCAGCTGCTTGACCGCTGCGGCGCGGTACTCCTCGAACGCCTTCTGGTCGAGCGGCGCAAAGTCGCGACGACGATCGGCGGCGATCGCGGCGGCGGCAAGGTTGAACGTCTTGAGCTCAAGCTCGGCCTTCGCGCCGTCGCCATCGCCCTTGATGTTCATCCGCTGGAAACGCAGCTCGAGCTCCTCGCGCTCCTTGCGCTCGGCCGCGATCTGAGCTTCGAAATTGCCCTTGGCTTCAACTGCGTCTTCGATCGACTTCTCGATCTTCGAAAGGCGGTCGAGGTCGATCACGCTCTGCGCGCTCTTTTTCTCCTGCTCTTCCTTGAAGGCGTGCCAGGCACGGCCGAGCTGCTCGATGGCAGCGACCGGGTCGGCGGGCAGCTTGGTGTCATCCTTCTGTTCGAACTGGTGGCTCATGATGGTGCCGCCCAATCCGGCCGCAGCGAGCGCAAGCAATTCATTGACGCCGAAACCGGCGACCGCGTGGGTGACCATGGAAGCGTCGGCCGCCATGGCGACGCCGGGGACGAGTGCGAACATCGCAAGCGCGAGGCCTGCGAGCAAACGGGTGAAAGTCATCAGAATGTCCTTTGGAAGGGTGGTTTTCAGGAAAGCGCCGCGAGGGCGCGGTCGACGGCGTTCATCAGCCGCCCGCAATCATCACCCTCCCGGTGATCGATCGCAGTGAAGCCCTTGGCGACGATCGCCTTGGCCTCGTTCGAGGAGAAGCCCGCATCCCGCAGGGCGCCCTCCGCATCTCGTATGGTCAGCCCGCTGCCCGACTTGACCGAACCGATCCGGGCCTTCGGGTTCGCCGGGAACGTCACCAGCGAGATCTCGACCAGCTCGACCTCGTGCAGCGTTCGGCGCGGTTCCTCGGGCTTGGTGCCCATCGTGAACTTCTTCGCCCGATATCCGATCGACAGGCCAGTCAGCGCCGGGCGCGGCTTCATTTTCATGAGGCCCAGCGCTTCGTTCCCGCGCACCGTGTCCGCCAGCACGCCGGTCACCAGCAGGCCGTTGTCGTCCTCGTCGAGCTCGGTGTAGATCCCGATCGGGGTGAGATCGTCGGCCGACATCGCCCACCCGCCATGCTGCATCAGCATCGCGGGCCAGTTGCCGGTCTTCTTGGCCTCGCGCACCGTCTTCTTGAACGCGCCCTTTTCGATCACGTCCCCGTATGAATCGAGGTTGCCGAACACCGCGCCATAGCCGGTGAAGGTGCGCCCCTCGACACCTTCCTCGCCAGCGAACTTGATCTCGCGCAGCGGATATTCCGCGCGCGCGATCCCGCCCGACTTTACCTCAAACCGCGCCCGATCAATCATCGTCATCACTGTCCTCATCATCGCCCGGCTCGCCGGTCTCGGGGTTCATGGCGCCGCGGTTCAGCTCATCTGCAGGGCCGCCGCGAGGGGCCAGCTCCTCAAGCCCGCGCACTTCGTCCTGCGTCATCCACGCCGGGGTGCCGCCCGCGCCCAGCGCCTTGGCGTAGAATTCGCCGCGATCCTTCGCCGCGCCGCGCATCAGCGCGTTGGGATTGAACTTGGTGTAGAGACCGTCCGCGCGGTCCTGCGGCGTCAGCAGATTGATGTCCGCAGACTGTTCGAGCCGCTCGTACCAGGGCATCAGCGTGTGCACGACGTGCGCGAGGAACATCTGCTCTGCGCTGGCATAGGTCGCCGTCTTGTCGCTTTGGCCGACCATGATCGGCATGACCCGCATCGCGCGGCACACTTCCTCGACCTGGTATCGCCGGGTCTCAAGATGCTGCGCATCGACCCCGGTCATCGATGTCTTTTCAAACTTGGCGCCATTGTCGAGCAGCAAGGTCTCGCCTTCGCGCTTCCCGCCCGCCTTGAATTGATCCATCCACGCCGACAGCTGCGCGAACTTCTCAGGCGTCAGATTATTGTCGACGGTGTAGATGCCCGAAATCCGCGCCCCGCCCTTGTGCAGATCCGCGTGCGCGCTCTCGGTCGCGAGGCTCAGCCCCAGCGCCTCGCGCGCGAGCCGGGTAATATCCAGCCCCAGCCACCCGTTCCAGCTCGGCCCACGAATGTGCCAGACCTCGTCGGCCGGGATTTCGCGCTCGCTCCCGCCTTCGGGCCGGTGAAAGTAACGGATGCGCCCGTCGAGTTCGCGCTCGACCCGCATGAAGCCCGGCTCGAACGGTTCGAGCGAAGCAAGCCGCCGCTCCGATCCCACCCGCAGCTTGTGCACGAAGGCGTTGCCCGAGAGCACCGTGTGGAACATCACCTGTTCGCGCCATTCGAAGCTGCTCTGCCACGGGTTGGGCTGACGGTAGATCAGATCGTAGACCGGGTGATCGCGCACCTCGACGCTGCCTGCGACGCCTTGGTGCACCTTCCACGGCACCTGCGACACGCCTTCGGCCAGCACCCGCGCGCAGGCCAGCAGCGTCGTCACCTGCAGCGCCTTGTCCCAGGTGATGTGCACACCCGAACCGGACATCGTTCCGCGCTGGATCAGCCGCGCCAGATCGGCACTGGTCAGCTTGGCCTCGCCGTTCGCCCTCGGGGCGAACAGGCTGCCGAAAAGCCCTTTCATCAGCCGCGTCGTGCCACCAGCAGGCTAAGGCCAAGGAGCAGCAGCCCGGCGACGATCATGGCCGTCGGGCGATGGATGAGATCGATGCCATAGACGATTAGTCCCGCGCCGGCGAGCGCCGCTGCGTCGATGCCCAGCGCCTTGGCGGTTGCGGTCACCCGCTCCAGTGCGTTCTGGTCCAGAGGTCGAATTTTCATGATGTCTCCGTCTCCCAGAAACTCTGGGTCTCCGTCTCACCCACCATCGAGACCCCCAGCGCCATGATCAGCGCCACCGGGCTATCGATCTTCGCCTCGGCTCTCGGCTTGTTGGGGTAGACGTTGTCCTTGCGGTCGAGCTGCGCGACCACGTTGTTCATTTGCCATTCCATGACGGCGCAGCCACCATGAGCGATCGCGCCGGAACGGGTCAGCGCATCAAGCTCTTTCATCGGCTCGCTCATGTGGAGCACGATCTGCCGGTACTCGAGCATCGGCATCCCGGCCTTCATTGCCGTGGTGGCGAAATAGTTGGCCTGGTGCGGATCGTATGGGACCTGCTCGAGTTGCAGGATCGAGCTGATCTCTTCGAGCTTGAGCAGGATCTCGTCATAGTCGAGGATCGCCCCCGAATTGACCGTCAGCAGGTCCTGCTTGTCCCAGCCTGAATAGGCGGGAACCTCGCTGACCGTGTCTTCTGGCAGAAAGTACCATCCGGTCCGGATGTAGGGATCGTCCGCCGTCGCTTTCGCACCCTCGGGCAGGATCAGCAGCTCCAGCGCGCCGAGGTCAATCTTCGAAGCGAGGTCCATCCCCGCAATCGCACGCCGCCCTCGCAGCCGCTCGATCGCGAGGACATCATCCCCCCGGGCCGCCAGCCAGTCGCGACGACACTTGCGCCAGGCTTCGATATCGAAATACGCCGCGCGCGCCGCGACCCACTGGTCGAGATGCTTGGTCTTGAACGCCCCGGCCTTGCGCGGTGTGCGGATCGCGTCACGCTGCCGAGCGAACAGGTAATCTTCGAGCACCGAGACGCCCATGTTCGGGTTCGCCTTGCGAAGCGCGAGCTCGGATTTCCAGTCATCGTCCTCATCGATCGTGTATTCGACGAAAAAAGTCTCATGATCGAGCGGAAACTTGCCGCCCTCGCATCCGATCCCCTGAAGCTTGTCACGCTCCTCGAGGATCGAGGCGTAGCACGGCCCAGCGAGGTTATCGCCCGCGGTCGTGATAATGATTTGCATCGGCTGCTCGCGCGCGCCCATGCCGGTAATCATTGTCTCGACCTGAGCGTCGTCGTCGTGCTCGTGGTACTCGTCGTGGATCGAGCAGCTCGGACTCTGCCCGTCACCCGGATCGCCCGTTACCGTCTCGAACCGCGACTGGTCGCCGTGCCGCACGAGGCTTTTGGCGTTGACTTCGATCCCCAGCGCCGACGTCAGCTGCGGCGATCGCAGCGCCATCAAGCGCGCCGGTCGGAAAACCTCCCACGCCTGCGCTTCGTTGGTCGCCCCCGCATAGACCTCGGCCCCCGGCTCGCCGTCCATGCAGAACATATAGAGCCCGGCACCCGCCGCGATGATCGACTTGCCGTTCTTGCGCGGCACCACGACGTACAGCACGCGGTAGCGCCGCAGCTTGTCGGCCTTGCGCAGCCACCCGAAGGCGTTGGCGAAGATCCACACCTGCCACGGCTCCAGCAAGATCGAGGCCGTCGATCGAGCCCACTTGCCCTTGGTGTGTGGCAGGCACTCGATGAACGCGCAGAACTTGGTGACCTTGCGGGGTTCGAACCGGAACGGGAACTCCTTCCGGCGCTGCTGCTTCAACTCATCGAGGAACCGCTCGCATTGCAGCCTGATCCATTTGCACGCGGGCTGCTTGCCGCTGACGACATCGCGCGCATAATGCTTGGCGATGGCCGCGTAATCTTTGGTCTCCACATACGTCCTCAGAGCTTGAGGAGCACCTCGAACGGGTTATCCTCGGGCTTCTGCCCCTCGCCCAAACGCAGCGCCGTTGCCGGCGTGATCATCAATTCGGCCAGCAACCCGTGCGCGTGGCGCATTGCATCGCCGAGCATCTGCACCTCCGGGCGCTTGCGCACCATCAATCCCCCGGTCGACGTGCGGCTCTCGTAGGTGTGGCCTTCGCACTCGAGCGCGGCCTGATAGGTCTGCACCTGTTCGAGCCGCTGCGCGAGCAGCGCGACGATCTCGACATAGTGCGGCGAGGCCCGGCCCTGCTGCTCGAGCACCTTGGCGATCGAACCGAACAGCAGCTGCGCTAGATCCGAAAGGTGCATCGGCGCAGTCATCGAACCGGCCACCGCAGGCGGCGGTGCCTCTCCGTCTCGGTCCTTGCGGTCGGTCCCGCGAAGGCGCTTTACCTCCGGCTCAACGCGCTTGCGCCCAGAACCTGTCCGCCTCCCGCCGCTCGGCATGGCACCTCACAAAAACACTTTTGAATTCGCCCACACAAAAATTTGATTATACCGGCGGTGTCCGAGACGATCGCCCTCGGAGATCGACCCACCCCCTACCCGTTGCGGGCGGTTTCGCGTTCGCTTTTGGACTTCGCCTCGTGGCAGGGCTTGCACAGCGCCTGCTTGTTCGCCCTCGCCTCGCTCCCGCCCAGTGCCAGCGGCACGATGTGATCGACCTCGGTCGCCCGCACCCGCTTGCCCTCACCCAGACACAGGCGACAGCACGGCTCCTCGGCGAGCACTTCGGCGCGCATTCGCTGCCCGGCACGGCCGCGCACGCGGCGATCGGTGTAGGTTGCCCTTCGCTCCCACGGTTCGCGCGGCTTCCAGCCCGGCGGGCGGAACACCGGCGGCCGCTCGGGCATCAGCGCGTGGCCTTGGCCTGCGTGCCCGCCTGCGCGGTGCGCGCGATGAAGAACGTCTCCTCGGCCGGCTGAGCAGCGATCCCCATTTCGGCCAGAGCCGTCCCGTTCTTTCCGTCCAGCGCCTTCATGATCGCCACGCGGTCCAGCTCGATCTTCTGGCGCAGGAACGGCTTGGCCCAACGCAGCGTGCCCAGCAGCGCGATCACGTCCTCGACCTTGCCCGCGATCGAAAGCTTGGCCCGGCCCATCCGCGTGCCCAGCACCACACCGCCCAGCTCGATCGACTTGCGCTTGGGTGGCAGCAGCTCGGACTTCGCTTCAAGGAACCACGGCTCGATCTTCGCCGCCAGCGCGGCCCGATCCTTCAACAGCGGCGCAAGATCCGCGTCAACCACCGCGTTCGCCTTGGCGATCGCCGCGTCGCGCGCTTCTTCCATTGCCGCGATCTGCCCGTCGACCTCGGCAAAGGCCTCGCACAAACGCTGCGCCTCGGCAAGCGAGCGCGGACGGCGCGGGGCGCGGGTGGCGTCGGCCATCAATCCTCCTCCAGCATCAGGATCACCGCGGTGACCTCAAGCGTCTCGACAATCCCGAACCGGTGTTCGACAGCCGTCACCAGCGCATCGGCCACCAGATGACCCGGAATCGTAAACTCGTGATCGGGCAGCGCGGCGATAAGGCGCTCGCCCGCCTCGACCTGCTCGAACCCCTCGAACCGCAGCACCACCTCGTGCCGCGTGCCCCGAAAGGTAATGCTCGCCCACGGCTGCCAGCTGTGGCTGACCAGGGCGGCCTTGCCCGAAACTGCGGCGAGCTGCGCCACCAGCGCGCTCCAAAGCTGAATTTCTGCGCCGCCGCTCACGTTGGCGCTCACGTCGCCGCTCATACCGGCCCCCGCCCGAACACCCGCCCAAGCGCCGCCTGCGCCTCGCGCGCCGCGCTCAATTCTTCATAAACCCGCGCCAGCCAGCGCCGCTCGACCACCGTGGTCGGCCCCGCCTCGCTCTCGGCCGCAGCCTTCAGCGCGTCCAGATCGATCGGCTCAGGCCAGTTCACCGCCGGCCACCGCGAAACGCGCGCCGCAGATCGCTGGCGATCCCCGCCGCGCGGCTCTCAAGCTCGTCAAAATGCTCCGCCCCGCGCACCCCGGCGCGCACCTCGCCCAGCAGCTCGTCAAGCCGCGCGCTGGCATCATCGAGCATCCGCTCGATCGGGTCGGTGTGGGGCAAGATCAGCCACTCCAGAAGCACAAAGCCCGCCGCTCCAGAGGGGGAGAGCGGCGGGCTTTGTGCCGGGGGTACCGTCAGCAGACGGAGTTGTCGCGGGGTCAGATTTGGCCGATTCGGTGACCGAGAGGCAGGGTATAAAGTGGGTTTCGGGAAAATTTCTTGCGAGCGTGCTAGCCGCTCTGTCGCCCGTTAATCCGTCGCAAGCGCTCCCGGCTGTTCCACGCCTCCAGCGGTGCCTGACAGCCACAATTGACCTTCAGGCAGACCACCTTGGGCAGCTGACCCGCCTTTCTGACAACGTAAACGTCGCTCGTTCCGCACAAGGGGCACGGTTCACACCTCATCCCATCCTCCTAGCAAACGTCACCAGATCCTCCTCGTCCACCCGGTCGCGCGCGTCGGCGCAGTGATCGGGCCAGGCATCGAGCGCGTTGATCAACAGCCCGCGCGCGGTCGCATCGCGCATCGCAAACGCCTGCGCGACGCTGCGAACGGCGCGATCCTCGACTATCATCGCCAGCACCGGGCCGGGCCGCGCCAGCGCCCGGCGCCAGCGCGAATAGGCGACCTCGGCGCGCACCCGGCCAAGGCTCTCCTCGAACAAAGCGCGCCCGCCGCCGCCGCAATCGACCCGCGTCTCAAGGCTCACCGTCCCGATCGCCACGTCGCGCCCGATCCGCTCGGCCACGGTGCGGATTTCGGCGGACCAGGCGAGCTGATCGACGCTGATGTGCCCGCCCATGAACAGCCGCGCGAGCGCGCCCTGCTGCACCCGGCTCGCTTTGTCGAGCGTTTCGAGCGTGCCTTCGCGCTTGTGGCCCCAGCGCTCGTGCAGCTGCGCCTGATGCTTGCGCAGCGCCCGCTGCTCGCGCGCGATTGCGGGGTGACGGCGGGCGAAATCGGTGTTCACGCGCCGCCGGTGTTCATCGCTGTGGGTCTGCTTCATCCGCCGCCTGCTGCTCCGCTGTGGTACCGTCCCGATGCGCGGGATAGGTCAGTTCGGGCGGGGGCAGCAGGGGAGAAAGCGCGCTTGTATGATGTTGGGGCGGGAGGGATCGCGAGCAGGGCGGCACAGCGGTTTCGCTGTCCGGATCGATCCGCCAGCCCAGCTCGGCCAGCTTGCGCAGCGCCTCCTCCTGCTCGGTCGGCAACCGCAGCCCGCGCGGTCCCGGCACCCGCACAATCCGGC